ATGAGCGCTTCGCGTACCCGAGTGGAGGTAGATAGCGAGCCGTTGAATGCCCGGCAGCCAGGCCCGAACCGAAACTGGCGCAAGCGTTTCCTCGCTGCCTTGGCAGAAAGCTCAAATGTCTCCCAATCTGCCGCAAAGGCAGGGATCAGTCCGAACCGCGCCTACAGGGTGCGGCGCGAGGATGCCGCTTTTGCGCGCCAGTGGCTCGCCGCCCTTTGGGAGGGCTACGCGCATCTGGAAATGGAAGTCCTTCGGCGCCTGCGCGAGGGCGACCTGCAAACCGGCAAGAACGAGAAATACGACTTTGCCAACGCCATCCGCCTGCTCAACGCACATCGCGAATCGGCCGCCCAGGCGCATGCCCAACAGCGCAGCGTCAGCGCTGCGGAAATCCGTGCATCGATTGATCGCAAGGTTGATGCGATTCGCGAGCAGGTTCGCGGTGAGCGAGAGACCAATAAGCCGCATGTCGCACCATCGGCATGAATTCTGACATCGACACGCTCGTTACGGCCGCCCGCGAGCGACGCGAGCTCTTCATCGACAGCCTGACCGATGAGGAGCGAAACGAATTTCCTTTCCACTGGAGACTTTTCGCACGCCCGCAGCAGCTTCCCCCGCCAGGAGACTGGCGGATTTGGCTGGTCCTTGCAGGCAGAGGCTTTGGTAAGACCCGCTGCGGGGCTGAATGGGTTCGCGAAATCGCAGAAAACCAGCCGGGGGCACGCATCGCGCTGGTTTCGGCGTCGCTTGCCGAAGCGCGCGCCGTGATGATCGAGGGAGAGAGTGGCATCATCTCCTGTTCAGCGCCCGGAATGCAGCCGCACTTCGAGCCATCGCTCCGGCGGCTTCGGTGGCCCAATGGCGCACAGGCCCAGCTCTTCTCCGCGGCCGAGCCCGAAACTCTGCGCGGCCCCCAGCATAGCCATGCTTGGTGCGACGAAATCGGCAAGTGGCCGCTTTCTGGAGAGCGCTCATCGCGATGCTGGGATAATCTTCTGATGGGCCTGCGCCTATCTTGCCATCCGCAAGTCGCGGCAACAACCACGCCGCGAGCCGTACCGCTCATTCGTCGGCTGCTTGACCAGGCGGAAACAGGCTCGGTCACCCTGACGCGAGGCTCGACCTTCGATAACGCAAGAAATCTGCCCAAGCGCTTCATCGCGGCGATGGAGCAGGATTATGGTGGAACGCAGCTTAGCCGACAGGAAATCCATGGCGAACTGCTCGAAGACCTCGAAGGGGCGATGTGGACGCGGGCGATGCTCGAAAGCGCAAGACAAGAGGGCCGCTCGCCCGAGCCCCAACGGGTTGTTGTGGCCGTGGATCCGCCAGCCAGCGCGCACGGCGACGAATGCGGCATTATCACCGCTGCCCTTGGCGAGGATGGCATATGCCGCATTCTGGCTGATTGCTCGATCGCGCAGGCATCGCCCGAGCGATGGGCGGCATCGGTCTCGGATGCCGCCAAAGCATGGCGAGCGGACAGGATCGTCGCTGAAGCCAATCAAGGCGGAGCGATGGTCGAAAGCGTTCTTCGTGCAGTCAATGCTAACCTGCCGATCAAGCTTGTTCACGCAAGCCATGGCAAGACCGCGCGGGCCGAACCCGTTGCCGCGCTCTATGCAGCCGGGCGAGTGCGCCATTGCGGCAGCTTTGCCCGGCTCGAAGATCAGTTGTGCGGCCTGATGATCGGCGGGGGATATTCAGGGCCCGGAAAGAGCCCTGACAGGGCCGACGCGCTTGTGTGGGCCATCAGCGAATTGATGCTCGGACGTGCGGCAAGTCCTGGCATCCACCGATTCTAGACAAAAGGAAAAGTCATGGCGTTCCTCGATGCCCTACGCGCTGCCTTCAAGGGCGGCGCGGTTCCCCGTGTGCCACTTGCACCTGGCTACTTCTATAGCTTGCCCACGCGCTTCGCTGCCAATGCCTGTCCGAGCGAGGAATTCGAATACACGAGCGCCGTCCGTGCTGGTTTCCTGGGCAATCCGATCGCTCAGCGCGCCGTTCGGATCGTGGCCGAAGGAATTGCGCAAGCGCCCCTTTCAAGCACCGACCTCCGGCTCACCAAACTGATTACAGCAACGAGCGCAGGCCAACCTCTCCTCGAGACGCTCACGGCCCAGCTGCTGCTTCATGGCAACGCTTTCATCCAGATCGCCAAGGATGCAGGCGGCGCGCCGATCGATCTGTTTGCGCTGCGGCCTGAACGAACAAAAATCATTGCCGGAGAGGATGGATGGCCGGTTGCTTGCCAGTACACAGTCTCCGACAAGGCGCACGTCCTCCCATTGGAAGACGAAGATGGCTGGCCGGGCGTCATCGCGATCAAGGCGATGCATCCGATCGAGGATCACTACGGGGCCAGCGCGCTTGCTGCCGCGACGCAAGCCGTGACGATCCACAATGCAGCGTCGGCCTGGAACAAGGCGCTGCTCGAAAACGCAGCGCGGCCCTCGGGCGCACTCGTCTACGATACCGGCGACGGCGCGGGGCTGACGCAAGAGCAGTTCGAACGCCTCAAAAACGAACTCGCGCTCGCCTTTTCAGGTTCGGACAATGCTGGAAGACCCATGCTGCTCGACGGTGGGCTCAAATGGCAGAGCATGGCGCTCTCCCCAGCCGACATGGATTTTGCAGCGCTCAAGAGCGCAGCGGCTCGTGAGATCGCGCTTGCCTTTGGTGTCCCGCCAATGTTGCTCGGCCTACCGGGTGACAACACCTATTCGAACTATCGGGAAGCAAATCGCGCCCTCTGGCGACTCACGCTGCTGCCTTTGGCCAACAAGCTTCTCGCAGCCATTCGAGAAGGCCTCTCGCCGTGGTTTCCAGATGCGAATATCTCGATCGACCTGGACCTCGTGCCGGCCCTTTCCGAAGATCGCGAGCGGCTATGGAAGCAGGTTTCCGAAGCCGATTTTCTAAGCCGCAACGAGAAGCGCGAATTGCTCGGTTTTGAAGCTGATGAGGTCTCGTCATGACATTCTCCAATGAGCCTTTCCGCACCCGCCTGGCTGGGCGCGAAGACATGCTGGCCAGTCTGCTCTCCCAGGCCAGCGAAGAGGGCGCAGAGCTCGATACCCTGCGTGCAATCGTTGAAGAAACAAGCGAGCTGGCCGGAGAACGTGTGCTCAGTCGGCTGGGTCTTGCCGATGCCGGCGCTGAGGGCGACCTGGCCGATCTGCGCGAGCTCCTTGCCGCCTGGCGCGATGCAAAATCGAGCGCATGGAAGGCGTTCATCGAATGGGCCATCCGGGCCTTGCTGGCCTTGCTCCTGATCGGGATCGCCGTGCGGCTGGGCGTCTGGGATTTGCTATGAGCGCGCTCAAGGAGAATGAACGGTCGCTTCGCCTGGCTGGCTATGCTGCCCTGTTCGAAGTTCCCGATGCCGCCCGCGACACGATCGAACGGGGGGCTTTTCGAGACACACTTGCCGCACGAAATCGGCCGCTCCCGCTCTTGTGGCAGCATCGCCCCGACACGGTCATCGGTCACATCGAAGCTGCCGAAGAGGATATGAGGGGTCTGCGCATCGTTGCCGTCTTGAGCGCTGCACGCAGCCGCGCTGCTACGGCGCTCGTTCGCAGGGAAATCAGCGGACTAAGCTTTGGCTACCGCGCGCGCCAGGCCAAGCACCTTGGGCATGGCCGCAGACTGCTGGACATCGATCTCTTCGAAATAAGCCTCGTGACTCACCCGCTCCAATACGGCGCGCGCGTACACTTGATACTCTGAACCGAGCCTGGCGTGCTCGGCAATGAGACTGGCCGCCATCGGGGCGGCCTTTTTTGTGCCCCCCTAGCAAGCCAAACGAAAGGTTTAATGCCCATGGACTTTACTGTTTCACCCACATTCGAACAGCCTATCAACCAATCCGAAAATCAGCTCGATGCGAGCTTTGATATCGTTGCCCGGCAGGATCGGGCAGAGGCCGAGCTCACCGCGCTTCGAACCGATGTCGACGAGGTCAAGGCTCGGCTTGACAAGGTGGCGCGCGCGGCTGCGCGCCCTGCGATGGCGGCCGATGGCCTATCATCCAACGAAGTGAAGGGCTTCGTGAACGGCTATCTTCGCCGGGGCCGCGAGACGGAAGTCAAGTCGTTGAACCTGCTCACTCCGGCGGACGGAGGCTATACCGTCCCCAAATCGATTGACGCCATCATCGATTGCATGCTGAACGAAACGAGCCCCATCCGTGCAATCGCCCAGGTCGTCAAGACCGGCTCTTCGGGCTATCGCAAGCTGGTTGCGACGGGCGGCACCTCTTCGGGCTGGGTCAGCGAAACCGCACCACGCGGCGAAACCGACGCGCCGGCCTTTGCCGAAATCGCACCGCCGAGCGGCGATCTGTATGCCAACCCAGCCGCAAGCCAGGCGATGCTTGATGACGCTTCCTTCGATGTCGAAAACTGGCTTGCGAGCGAAATCGCTATTGAGTTTGCAAGAGCGGAAGGCGCTGCCTTCGTGAGTGGTTCGGGCAACAATCAGCCTGAAGGTTTCCTGTCCGCCTCCAAGAGCCTTGCTGAAGACCAAGTGCGCCCATTCGGCACCTTGCAGTATATTGGCTCGGGCGACGCGACGGGCTTTGACGCCGCCCCGGATGCCAAGCTGATCGATCTTGTTCACACGCTCAAGGCCGGTCATCGCCAGGGCGCAAGTTTCATCATGAATTCCGCCACCCTCGCCGCAGTTCGCAAGCTGAAGACGGCAGATGGCGCGTTTCTGTGGCAGCCCGGGATGATTGATGGCCAGCCCGATCGCCTGTTGGGATATCCTGTGATCGAAGCGGAAGACATGCCCGATATCGAAGGTGGCGAATTCCCGATCGCGTTCGGCAATTTCCGCCATGGCTACCTCATTGCGGAGCACAGCGCGACGAGCGTGCTGCGTGATCCCTTCTCGAACAAGCCCTTCGTGCATTTCTACGCGACGAAGCGGGTTGGCGGCCAAGTCCTGAACTCGGATGCGATCAAGCTGCTGAAGATCGAAGCTTAGTTCGCTGCAAACTCGATCGAGAGTCTCCGGCCCGCTTGAAGTCTCTCAACTCCGCGTGCCGACTTCCGCGCTCGCGCCGCCTCCAGGCTTGCTGCCTGCGATCGGCGGCGCGGGCGATTTCGTTTCGAACATGAAAAGGGAGAACCCGCGATGCAGCGGACCGTCGTTGTACCTGCCGAACTGACCTTTGATGCCCTTGAAGAGCTCAAGAGCTGGCTCGGGATCAGTCGGCCAAACGAGGATCACGCCCTGATCGATCTGCTGCGCGCGAGCCTAGCGATGTGCGAAGCCGTCATCGGCCAAGTTCCGCTCGAACAGGTGACCGAAGAACGCTTGTCGCCGCAGTCAGGACGCCACAGTCTTGTATCGCGCCCCATACGCGAGGTTCTCGCCACCGAGGCTCTCGATAGCGCGCAATCGCGTATTGAGCTGGCATCTGACAAATTCGAATACGAGTTTGGTCCTCATGGTGCTGCGGTCATCCAATTACGGCACTCCATCGATGCAGTTGCGGTTATCGCTCGCATGCGGGTCGGAATTGCTCACACTTGGAGCGAATTGCCACCAGCGCTCAAGCAAGGTGTCATTCGGCTCGCTGCACATCATTATCGCGATCGGGATGGCGCTGAAGACAGCGCGCCTCCTGCAAGCGTTACCGCCTTGTGGCGGCCCTGGCGCAGACTGGCGATTTCATGATTGGCATCCGCGCCGCCAGCCCAATGCGCAGCGCCAGTTTGACCCGCCTCAAGCAGACCCTCGAACGTCGCGCTGTGTCTGCTGCCCGCGCAATCATCAGCACAAAAGACCAGGCGAGGGCCCATCCCTGGCGCTCTTCCCGCCGGCTTTGGCCCGACCTGTGATCGGACGCACACCATGGAAAATGCCCTACGTCATCATCTGATCGAATGGTTGCGATCCGAGCCCGCCCTCGTTCAGATTAACTCGATCGAAGAAGAAAGCCCGCTGAGCGTTTCGCCACCCTGGCTCGGTATCGCGGCAAGTGCCTCAGTCGATTGGGGCACTAAGGACCGCTCAGGCCGGGAAATCCGAGTAGCGCTCGAGCTTGAAACCAGGATCGATGATCCTCTCGCTGATGCCCAAATTATCGCTGCGATCGAACGCCGGGTACTGGAGCTCCCGCCCTTTCACGAGATGTTCGAAGTCGCCTCAGTTCGCTTTCTGCGGGCCCGCAGCGAAGCCCGCACGGAAAACCGGCGCGGAGCCTTGCTCGAATTCCGCTTTCGTCTCTTCTCAGCCTCAACGGAGTAAGCCCTATGCCCGCTCAAAACGGCGCCGCCTTTCTGCTCAAGATATCCGACGGCGCAGCCCCCCCAGCATTCGAGACTGTCGCTGGCCTGCGCACCACGCAAATGACGATCAACGGCGACACAGTCGTTGTGACCAGCAAGGATTCAGGCGGCTGGCGCGATTTGTTGTCCGGCGCGGGAACGCGCTCGATCTCTGTCAGCGCCGCCGGGATTTTTCTGGGCAGCGAGGCGGAAAGCACAGTGCGCAGCCATGCACTCGCCGGGACAATCGCCGATTACGAACTGTCGTTCGAAGGCGGTGAAAGAATGCGCGGTAGCTTTCTCGTCGAGCGGCTTGAGTATTCGGGGGATTTCAATGCCGAGCGCAATTACACATTCCAGCTAGAGAGCTCCGGCCCGGTTGTTTCGATATGACCAGGCCCGCCAATCCTATGCGCGGAGAACTCACTTTCGCGGTTGGCGGTCGGCCTCTCATTCTGCGCCCAACGTTTCAGAATTTGGTCGCCGCCGAAGAGGAGCTTGGTTCGCTGTTTGCTCTCGTCGAAAGGGCCGCGAGCGGATCGCTTACGATTGCAGAAATCACGGCTCTCCTTTGGCATTGCCTCCCTGATGAAGACCGACCAGCACGAGACGAAGTCGGGAAAGCTGTCCTCTCGCTTGGACTGGTTGGCGCAGCACAACCCATACGCACCATTCTCGCGCAGATTGTGCAGGGCGACGCGTGAGTTCAGGATCAGCCACAAGGTTTAGAGACTGTGCAGCCCGTGCGCATGCCCTCGCGGCGCGCCTTCTCCTCTGGCGACCTGACGAATTCTGGCGCGCCACTCCGGCTGAATTCTCGATGGCCCTCAATGATCCCTTTGCCCTCGGTTCCGGGATTGCCCCCAGTCGTGAGTTGATTGTTCAAATGATGGAGCGCGAAACCCATGGATGATAGCTTTGATGCACTTGTAATCGACGTGCGGGCCACCACGGAAGGATTTGCCTCCGATCTCGACAAAATGAATCGATCGATCGATGTGTCGCTGATTGGCGGCTTCGAGAAAGCAAGTGGTGCGCTTGAACGCGGCCTGCTCTCAGCTGTCCGCAAGGGCGGACTGGGCTTCGATGATCTCAAGCGAGTTGCGTTTCGTTCGCTAGACGAGATTGCTTCACATGCGCTCAACGCGGGAATCTCTGAGCTTTTCGGCGGATCGCCGGGCAGTGGCGGCTTGGCCAGTCTGTTGGGTCAGTCCGTTAGCGCGCTTTTCGGCTTGCCGGGCCGCGCGGCCGGTGGGCCGGTCTCGCCGGGCCGAGGATACATCGTTGGGGAACGTGGACCTGAGCTTTTTGTACCGACCAGTGCGGGCAAGATTGAACCCTCCGCTCAGGCGCAATCCGGAAAGGATGTCCGCGTTGCCATTTCCCTGAATGCTCCCCGCGCAGCAGCAGCACCAACGGCAATGCAACGCTCCTCGCGCCAGGTCGCAAGCGCGATCAGGCGCGCGATGGCCGAAGCCTGAAAAAGGGGATATGCGAGATGGCATTCTGGCTCGCGAACCAGCGTACTGGACAACACAGCAATCACATCCAGCGCTTCGATCCGCGCTTCTGGACCGTGAATTTCCCTCGCCCGGCAATGGCTTCGGTCATCACGCTCGGACCCGATTCCATGCAGATCGATGTCGAGCTACACTATAAGGGCGACTTGGTCGGCCTGATCTGGGAAACCGAAGACACCATCGATCATCCGCTGCTGGCCTATGAAACCGATCGCGATTATTCGCACACGACGCTATCGTTCAGGTGGCAGTCGCAAGGGGTAATTCCGCTCGATCAGACGAATGGCCCAACCCTAACTATCGAGGGCGAAGACCTCCAGGGACAGCCGCATACCTGGTTTGTCCGGTTGTGGAATTATGCCGAAGGCGAGCCCGAAGATGCCCGTATTTCTCTGGTTTTTTCAGAGATGGACGGGGGGTATAATCTGCCTGGCGAGCGCGTGAACGCAACGCGCATCGATCGAATGTTCATCTCGATCGTCGCGCCTGACTACGAAGACGGAAGCCAAAGACCGCTTGCGAGTCGCTTCAATGGGCGTGTGATTATCAGCGATATGAATTGTGATGGCGGGCGCTCGATGCTGGAAACTGGCGATGTCCGCCTACCGGTTCACGGTGAGCGCATGGCCACAGCCTATGACGACTCTTACAACCAAACTCCCGCCCGCCTTGTCCGCAATATCGTTGGCCTGGGATATCGCGATGATGTCGTTCACTACGTTGGCATGAGCCATTTCATGCGGCTGGAGTTCGATCAGGCTGATGAACTGGTCGTTCAAAACAGCGGCGCTCTTTGTCAACCTGCCCTTATCTGGCACGCTAGCTATTTTGCGCTTTGCGTTGACAGTGAACTCGAAGTCATCAGCTCAATATCCTACGAACTATTCGACGCCTTTTGCCCTGAAGCCTGGAGGCAGAGAGACCTGTCAGGCGCACCGGCCCTGACCGGATGGATTCCGCCCTCTACACTCCTTTCCCCAGCCAATTCGGCGGCCATGGCATGGCTGCACTCATGCGCACGCGTCTTCGTTGATCTCATGCAAGGTGCGGGACTGCCTGTGCGCATGCAGATCGGTGAGCCCTGGTGGTGGACGACCAGCGCGGGTGCGATCTGCATCTATGATGAAGAAGCGCGCATGGCCCTAGGAGGCGATCCCGTTGCCATTCCAGATATGAGAGAGCCGCTTTCGGGCGATCAGGTCGATCTTCTGGACGCGGCAGGCGCCTTGCTCGCCGAATCGACGAGCGCTCTCACATCGGCGATCAAGGCGCATGCCGATGGACCTGCCGAGGTGCTCCTGCTTGCTTTCACACCAACCATTCTTTCGACCGCAATGCCCCATCTGTTTCGGGCCAATCTTCCTCTCGGATGGGCATATCCAGCGTTCGATCGGCTGCAGATTGAGGACTATGACTGGTTGACCGCGGGTTCTGATGGTCCTCGCCGAATAGCCTATGGCTTCCTCGATGACCGACTTGGCTACCCGATTGAAAAGCAGGACTATTTCGCTGGCTTTGTCCTGCTGTCTGAGGATGCGGAAGCGTACTGGGCACGCATCGATGCAGGCCTCGATGAGGCAGCGTCAAGGGGCGTATCCCGGCGCTATGTCTGGGCCATGCCGCAGATCTCACGCGATGGCTACACCCGGCTTTCGAGGATCGAGGAGACCGAAATGATCGCATTTGACGATGTCCTGTATCCCTTTGCGCTTGGTCGATCGGCTGCGGTAGCCCCGGAGTTCTCGACGAGCGTTTTGGTGACGGCGTCAGGCCACGAGCGACGCAATTCCCTATGGTCGGACGCGCGCGTTCATTTTGATGTCGGCCCCGGCATCCGTTCCGAAGAAGAACTCTGCGAACTGATCGAGTTCTTTCGTGCTCGAAGGGGCGCGGCGCGAGGTTTTCGGGTGAGTGATCCCTACGACAACAGCTCCAATGGAATGACTGCCTCACCGACAATGCTAGATCAACTGATCGGCAGCGGTGATGGTGGTCGCACCGATTTCCAGCTTGTGAAAGCATATGGGCAGAGCCCTGATCCGCAATTGCGACCAATCAGCCGCCCCCATCCGGAAAGCATCCTCGTCAGCGTTGCTGGCTCGCTTGTGACAGACTGGAGCCTCGGCGACTTCGGGATGATCCATCTGGCCATTCCGCCAGCTTCCGGCGAGAAAGTTCGCGCGGGTTTCCGCTTTGACGTGCCTGTCAGGTTCGCAGAAGACCGGATCGATATTTCCGGCATCAACTTCGCCGCCGGTGAAGCCCCCAGCATCCCGCTGATCGAAGTTCGCGAGATCGCCTGATGCGTGTATTTTTCGACCGCGAACTGGACACGGTAGCCACCTTCTGGCGGCTGTACCGACGCGATGGTGTAACTCTGGGGTTTACCAGTCATGATAGAGACCTTTGCTTCGGTGGCGTTCGACACCGCGCAGCGCCCGGCATGCTGCCTGCCGCGGTCCGTCTTTCAGCCGGCATCGAGGATGATAGTGCTGAAGTGGAAGGTGCGCTGAGCCATGATGCGATACGTGAAAAAGATCTTCGGGCGGGCCTGTATGATGGCGCGGCTATTGCCATCGGTGCGGTCGACTGGGTTACTCGGGAGCATCACACCCTCTATTCTGGCGCACTCGGAGAGATTGAGGACAATGGCCGCAGTTTCAGCGCCCAGCTTCGCTCCGCCAAGCATGTGCTCGATCAGGACATCGTTCCGCGAACTAGCCCAACTTGTCGGGCGTTGTTCTGTGGAAAAGGCTGTGGCCTGTCGCGCACGCGCTTCCTGTCCCATCACAAAGTGAGCGCGATCGACTTCGACCGCAATTGGGTCGAGCTGTCTGGAGAATTACCGGAAGGCGTCTCGGATGGGGAATTGCGTTTCCTGTCCGGGCCTCAGACCGGCCTTTCTTTTGGCGTCCTTGAGTCAGATGGCCCTCGCCTTACACTCGACCAACCGATAGCCTACGGATTGGAAACAAATACCCGCGTGGAGCTGCTCGAGGGGTGTGACCACACACTTACGACGTGCGGAGAGCGTTTCCAGAACGCAGCAAACTTTCGCGGCGAGCCTTTCCTGCCCGGGAATGATCTGCTCGCTCGCTATGGCCGATCGACAGGATGAATGAGGGCAGAGCCCTGGCCGGCGCAGCAGCCAGCTTCATCGGTGTTCGTTTCAGGCTGCACGGTCGAGACCCGGAAAGTGGTCTCGATTGCGTTGGACTGGTTTCGGCCTCGCTAGCTGCAATCGGGCGGCAGCCCTTGTCCATGTCTGGCTACGGCTTGCGCAATTGCAACGTAAGGAACTGGTTCGGCGCGGCCAAGCATTCGGGATTGCGCCTTGTTTCTGGGAAAATTGAGGCAGGCGACGTCTTGGTCGTTTCCCCCGGGCCTCTGCAGCATCATCTCCTGGTTGCCGAAGATGAACCTTGGGCGATCCATGCGCACGCTTCGTTGCAACGCGTGGTTCGCGAGCCGATCATTCCCTCGAGCCTAATCACTACCCATTGGCGTCCCTGACGCCCGAAACGAAGGCACCAATCATGGCCACTCTCTTGCTCACCGCATTGGGCACGGCGATCGGAGGCCCGCTAGGCGGCGCGATCGGTGGATTGCTCGGACAGCAAACCGACCAGGCGATCTTCGGTTCAGGCTCTGGCAAAGGGCCGCGCCTCAAGGAGTTAACTGTCACCTCCTCAAGCTATGGACAGCCTATAGCTCGTCATTTCGGTCGCATGAGGGTCGCCGGCAGCATTATCTGGGCCACAGATCTCGTCGAAAGCGAGACAAGCCAAGGAGGCAAAATACAGGGTTCGACCACAAGCTTCACCTATTCCGTCAGCTTTGCAGTCGCCTTGTCGAGCCGGCCAATCTGCCGCATTGGCCGTATCTGGGCAGATGGAAATCTTCTTCGCGGCGCTCTTGGCGATCTCAAGGTCGGTGGCGAACTTCGAGTTTACGCGGGCCATGGCAACGATCCAGTAGATCCGATCATTGCCGCAGATCATGGCGAATTTGCCCCGGCCTTCCGCGATTGTGCCTACGTCGTTTTCGAGAACCTGCAGCTAGCTGAATTCGGAAACCGCATCCCAGCCTTGAGCTTCGAGGTCTTCACACAAGAAGAGGGCCATGTGTCGCTCGACCAGATCGTTCCCCAAAACCGGGCGTCGAATGATGTCGTCCTAGAACATGCACATGGTTTCTCGGACGAAGGCGGAGCGCTTTCGGGATCGTTGGCGGCAATAAGCCAACTCTACCCTATCACTTGCATCACTTCGGCTGATGGTCTTCGAATATCTTCTACTACCGACGAAACTGCCCCGGCAATGCTGCCGGAGCAGCTGTCACAGCAGCATAGCGATGAAGCGGAAGAACGCGAGAAGCGGCGGTCGCAGAAGCTCGGCCACGAGCCGATCGCGCTGCGCTATTATGACGAACAACGCGACTATCAGCCAGGCGTTCAACGCGCGATCGGAACCCGCCCGGCCGGCCGTGAGGTCATGCTGGACTTGCCAGCGGCGATGTCTGCCGACGGGGCCAAGCTGCTTGCCAATGCACGTGCTCATCGAGCCAGGTGGAGCGGGGAAACGATGGACTGGCGCATCGGTGAGCTTGATCCATCTCTTAAGCTGGGTGGTCTAGTGCGCGTACCCGAGGTCAATGGGATATGGCGGCTTGTCCATTGGGAATGGTACGATCGTGGTATTGTACTAGGCCTTGAAAAGACGTCGCCCAGCGGTCGTCCCGGTTTCGGGAGTGCAAGCGATTCTGGTTCCTCCAATCCTCCGGTTGATGAACAATCCGGACCGACGATCCTCTCCTTTTTCGAGATCCCCGACGATGGCTCGGAAGGCTCCGCAACTCCGCTCCTCTATGCAGCAGCGACTTCACAGAGCTCTGGCTGGAAAGGGGCGTCGCTCTATGCTGTGCATGGCGATTCGTTGGACCAGATCGCATCGGCGGGCTCAAAGAGGGCAAACGTCGGATTTCTTGTCGCTGCCTTGGGGCCATCTACTTCTACGATCTTCGAACCCGGAGCAACACTAAACGTCCAGATTGCAGCGGATGACCTAGAACTGCGAGAGGCTGATTTGCTTCGGATCTCAAACGGAGCAAATCGACTTCTTGTGGGCGGTGAAGTCCTGCAATTTAGTCTGGCCGAACCTCTGGGGAACGGCCGCTGGACGCTCACGGGGCTGCTTCGGGGAAGAGCTGGTACAGAAGACTTTGCGGCCGCTGGCCACCTGGAAGGGACGCCGGTGATACTGCTCGACGAACGCATTACGCGTCTGGATTCTGGGAATGTCGTTTCCGATCCATCGACTCGCATAGCGGCCATCGGTCGCAGCGATGACACCGCAGTTTTCGCTGACCTGAGCAATTTCGGGCTATCGCGCCGACCAGCATCGCCGGTTCACGGCGCGCTCATTGTAAAGGCCGATCAGTCATGGGAACTGCGCTGGACGCGACGCTCACGCGGGCAATGGCGTTGGGACGACGCGCTCACCCTCCCCCTGGTCGAAGAATTCGAGAGTTATCGGATCGGCGCTGGTTCCGTCGAAGCGCCATTCGCAATCTGGACAAGTGACGCGCCGCGTCTCGAACTTTCATACGCCGAGAGAGCCAATCTGGTCTCTCAGTTTGGGCCGGTTCCATTGTGGGTGCAGCAGGTTGGCAACCATGGCCGCTCGCCCGCGCTTATGCTTGCAACATTGAATTAG